CCGCGCCACGCCCATGAGGATGTAGCAGTACTCGTCCGTGTCCGTGAGCTGAGTCTGAGACTGAACCATCGTCGGGTAATACGGGTCGGTCTGATCCGTGACCGGGAAGATGGGGTTATTTGAGGCGTAGGCTTCCGTACCCAGGCGGAGGTAAATGTAAGTGTCCTGATTGATGAGGAAGTCGATGGTCGCCGGAAGGAGCGTACCAGAGGCAGGTTCGTCGAACGGTACGAGGTTGTTGACCATGCCCGCGCAGACGTCGGCACGGTAGAGGTCGCCGGCCTCGCTTGGTACGACGAACGGGTGGAACTGGAAAGGATGCTCGCAAGCGTTGTCGTCCTGATTCGCGCAGCTCGCCGGGATGAGGTAGGAGTAGTTCAAGGAAGTCCAGTCAGCGGGGCCGATGAATTCTTGGAACCATTCGTCCGTAACTGGCGTAATCTCCTCGAAAGCGTTAAGGTCATTGGAATTGACGATATCAGCCCATGCCTTAGGCGTCGTATTCTTGTTCAGGTTGTACGGGTCGTTCGACTCGTTCAGATCGTCCTGATTGCAAAGGGTAGTTCCATTGAACAAGCAAGGAATCTGAAGGTCGATAGGGCCGACGATGTGCTGATCGATGGTCAGCGCGACGGCGTCGCTGCCGACGACGGTCGAGGCCGTCACGATACCGATGAGTTTTACCGAGTAGCCCCACTTGACCGGGTTGAACCAAGTCGTGTGGCAGTTTCCCCAGTCGCCAGACAAGCCGGTCGACATGGCGTCGTAACCGACCATCTTCTGCACGTTCATCTTGTTGACGTACTCCGAAGGGCCGGTCTCAGAGAAGATGGTATTCTCGATGGAATCTCCAGACTTGAAGATGGACACGAAAGGAACCTCAGCATTCAACAGCGCGGAGTCGGTGTCGTCGTTCGACTGGTTGATGTCGAACTTGCTGATCGTGACGTAGTAGGTGCCTGGGGAGGTGATATTATAGTACCCGTTGGCCTCCATCCAAATGGTCGAAGTGTCCGTTCCTTGGGTGACGGAGATTCCGCTGCCAAGGACGGCGGTCTTGAAAATCCATGCTTGGCGTTGGTCGGAATGGCCACCTAGCCTGACCCGGGGCATATTGCTCTGGGTGAAGTTGGTCGTCCCCTTGGCGAGCTTGAGTTTATGGACGAAGACGCCAGGCGTGACCTCGATGATGGCGACCTCCAACTGGAACTGCTGGTAGAGCGTAGCCGCACCACTTCCTGACTGTTGATAAACTTGGGGCATCAACGAATAAGAAGCCCCGCCGTTATTGGCCACAAAAACGACGTCGTTAGACGGCATTGTTCTGGCAATGTCTACTCCGTTTCCAATCTTGTTCAGCGCGGTGGCTGAAAGCGGCTGACCAGCAGCGAAAGAACCGCTAAGAGAACTACTATTGAATCCAGAGATAGACCTCATGCTACGATAGGAGGATAAACGTCTGGGTCCCATCCAGCAAGGCCGGAAAGAAGGAAATCCATATTGACCTTCCAGACATTTCCGAATTGCTCAACTGAGCAATTGGTAATGAGGAAGTCTCTGCTGATCTTGCTTTCGTAAAGAGCAGTATATTGGAAGTTTCCGCTGTAACCACCGCTTTCCTTTGCCAATTTTCGGTAATTCTCTGGCATACCCATGCTTGTTCCGTCCGTAGTCCATCCTACATATGAAGCCAAGTCGAGGGCGGCAACCTGATTGGAATGATACCAAAGACCGCGCAGGGTAATCTGCGGCTTGTAGTAGTTCTTGATGCCAGCCTTGATATTGATGTTGCCGGCAAGGTATTCAGCTTGGCTTTGGTTAGGAAGGAAGCCGACGAACTGCTGGCCTTGGGTAGCACCTCCGCTGGCCACCTTGGGCGTCCAGAGTGCGCGGTTAGGATTACCTCCCAAGCCGGTGGCAGGGTTGATTGGGGCAATAGAGTCGTCCCATCCAGAAGCCTTGGGGAATCCAGCAAGCACATTACCACCTGCAAAACTAACGCAGTTCTTGATAAGAAAATTAGGGTGATGCTCGATAGGCTCGGAAGAGGAAGCCCCAGTCATTACCATCTGCATCTCTGTGAACTGACCACCGTTAATGTTAGGATCAATTCCTGCCAAGTCTGCTGTTACCGTGACGACGTTGGTCTTGTCGGTAGTCATGGACGCCTTCCAGACGCTCATGTTTGCGTATCTTGATGCGACGCCAGAAATCAGGGATGAGAGCAGCGTCCCCTTGGCAAATTTGCTTGGGAAGTCTCCGATGTACTGGTAGTCCCACTTGAACTTTACCTGAGCCTGCATGAGGCCGAATCCATCGATCTCGACCTGCCACCCAGGCTGGGGGACGGGGTCTTGAAGGTTATTACCGTAGGGGATGACGCTTGTGGAGATCATTTGATTAATTCGGGTTGAACAACAGGCGCGGAAGATTCCGATTTAGGACGGGTGTTTTCTGCGGTCTCCTTGGTGTTCTTTTCGATCATGGTTAGCGGTGAGAAACCGACGGCACCGAAAATATCGCCACCGGCCATCTGCTGGAGCTGGGAGGCGGCTCCGGCCTCGGTGAATCCGAACGGGGAAAGTTTCTTTCCTGCTTGTTCAAGCAATTTATTGAATTCTGTACGAAATTTTTCGGCGTCACGTTCTCCGTTTTTTCCTCCACCTTGCTTGATTCTGAAAATGGCTTGTTCTGAAAACAGTTTTCTTTGTTCGTCAGTAAAGCCCGGACCAATGTCTTTTAAGAAATCTTGAGCAGCCTTTTTGATTGCAGCGTCTGCCTCAGGTGTTCCTCTTGCGCGGCGAACGGTATATTCAGCAGAATTAGCATAAGCATTTACGTTCATCGTTTCTACCTTGTTCAAAGCACCACCAACTAATTCTAAAGCTCTGTTCTTAAGGTTAGTAATCCATCTATCAAATGCGTCACCGAATCGAGCCATAGCATCAACGGCTTCCGTTGAATTTTTATAGATAGATTCGTTGTAAAGTTTAAGATTGGTAGAACCCATCTTGATCAACGGCAGCATCTCCTTGTAAGATGATCCAAGAAGAGCGTTTGCGTAGTAATCCAAGGTGGCTGCATCTGTGCCTGCCTTTTGGGCTTCAGATAGAAGTTTGATTGCCTGGAAGTAGTCGAAACTTCCATCGCGCAACTCTTCAAGTCCGACACCAAGTTTAGGAAGAAGCCTGATAAGTTCTCCACCTTTGATGAAGGCGTCGGCTGATTTTTTTCTGAACTCAACCATTGATTCGGCCATCGCCGTCGCGCTGATGCCTGCTGATTTGGCAACCGCATTGATTCCTTCAATCTCGGAATATGACAGGCCGGTCTTAAGGCGAATGGTCCTGAGTTCCTTTGCGTACTCGGCAAGCTCACGGACCTTTTGAATTACCTGATCAACGACTGCACCTACTGCCGATCCAATCGGACCGAAAAGTCCTCCGATTGCGGAACCTACGTTGCCAGAAAGAATATCCGAAACAAAACTTGCTGCACCTTTAGCACCCTTGGCTCCGCCCATGCCTTTTTCAATCGTCTTGCCGGCGTTGGCAAGACCTTTCTCAAGCTCGCTCTGGTCTAGTCCAATTGTTACTGATAGGTCGGCCATGGCTTAGGATAGGTTGTTCGCCTTTTTATAGGCTTCAATGCGTTCGTTGAATTTCTCTAAATCTTTCTCCTCTTCAGTAGAAAGCACGTCGATTTTAGCGCCGTTGTAGATCGCATTGGCGACGGACATCCAGACGGCCTCGCCCTCCGGCATGGTCCAGGCTTCTTCTAAAGTGCAGCCGTTACGGACAAGGCTTGAAATACAAGACAAAGGGTAAGGAATGTTTTCATGCTTACGGTTGTCTTTTTTCTCCTTTTCCCAGAGCTTTGGGTAGGAAAGCGATACATTGATGCAGCCAATGACTGTCCCAACGCAGCGAGAAAAATACTTACGGCTCATGGCCATCTTCACCATGTAAATTTTTTCCAACAGAGTCAGGTCTCCTGACATTTTATCCTTTTGATATGTCGACAGAATCCTTACGGCCAAAATGAGCGACAACGGATCAAAAGGGCTTTTGCCTGGTTTAAGGAACGGTGACTCTATTGCCTCCAGCATCACTCGGTGCCGGAGGCAGAAAGGACGAAGCGTCCTGCCGCACACCTTATTCTGGTGGGGCAGGACGGTCGTAGCCTTTAGATAGCGAGCATCCATTCGGGATGCCGCCTCCTTAAGCGATTTCCTGATACTTGATGCCCTGTACCGAAACCTTGCGGAAGTCCTTATTAGTACCCTTGTCCTCGATGGACTTGGTGATGTAACTCACGCCGGCATAAGTGAACTTAAGGCCATTATCAGGAATAAGATCAGTAGTCAGAAGAACACCTTCAAAGGTGATTTCGGTGCGCTTGTCATCCAGGC